TAAAATGATGTTAATTTTAAGCCGATTAGAAACTAATTACCCCTATACTTACTCATTTGTTTCTCATGAATTTTAAGTAGATTCTTAGGTATCCAATCAATACCTCCTATTGGACGAACAAAATGACCGCAATTCGGATGGAAGCAAGCCTTTGACTTTTTGATTTCCTCATAAGTAAGATAGCCAGCCGTTAAGCCGTTCAATGAAATAATCATGCCTTCATAGTTCTTACATTCATCAGCCGTATCAGGTTTGGTAGAAATGATAGCTAAGTCAGAACCATCTTGTAATGATTCTTCACGGATAGCACTAATATATGAGTCATTCATTTTCGTGCGTGTGACCATCGAACTATAAGTTTTGAGTCTCCACTTTCTGTTCGCCTTGTCGATTATTGCAACGTCACTATCCTTAATTCCAGCCTCTAAAAACTGTTTTCTTAATTGTTTTTCAATTCTAGCTGCCATGTGTTTTTGCTTACCGATTTTCCCACCATAACCAGTACCAGTCATTTCTTTAGAAACCACTTTTCGTACAAGTTGCTTTACATTGTTCTGAGTATTATGAGTAGCTTTAAGGAGATCATCTTGTGTTTGACTAATCATCTTATTTAGCCTTGTTCTATGACCATCATTTAAATCTTTTCCCTTAACCTCAACCAATTTACTTTCCTGTGCTTTCGCTGTACGAGAATAAGAGACGCCTTCCATATAAGCCTCAGTTACTTTAGTAGTAGCCATATTTACCGCCTTACGTTCAAGGTTAGTAAATATAGCTTTTACCTCAGTGTTTACTTGTCGTTCCATTTGTAACATTTGTGTACTAGTAGTAGCCTGAGGCAAACGTAATAGTTTCATTAAAGCCTGAATAACCATTAACCATGCCATAACATACAAGGCGTCAAACTCTTCATTCTCAGCCTCGTAAGTTTCAGGTACTTGTTCGAACTCGTTCATTTACCTCACACCTTTCTAGTCTTCCATTAGTTCAGCAAGTAAATCTTTCTCCGACTTCTCTTCCTTAACAGTGACAGTTTGTTCTGATTTCTCAGTAAGTACACCGTAAGTTTTCAATGCCATTTCTAAGTAACGTGAATGTCCTCGTGCATGTGGGTCTAGCGTTTTAGTACGCAAGATTTTAAGAGTATCAGCAAGGAACGACTTGTGAACGTCCATTGCTAAATCATTCTTATATTCGATGTACTCTTTGTTACGATTCCAGTTACCGATAGTATTACGATGAACTCCCAACTCGTCAGCTAAGGCTTGTTGGGAAATCTCAGGGTGTTCAATTTGAATCAAAACAGCTTTCTTTTGAATGTCTGTAAGTGCCATTATTTCTCTTCCTCCTTCTTAGTATCTTCTTTAGTTTCAGTATCAGTTTTAGTATTAGTATCAGTACTAACGTCAGTACTGTCCTCTTCATTGAAAATAGAAGGTTCAGCAACCATACTCATTGCCTGTTCCTTCTCTTCATTGATACGGTCAATTTCAGCTTGTGCCTCTTCTTCACTTAAACCGTCCATAATCATTAACGCTGATTTCTGTGATAATGTCTGAGTGCCGTTTGTACGAATAGCCATACGGTTTGCAATTTCAGTATCATCTTGTGGTAAGCCGTCGTTAAATTTGATTGTAGGAACTACGATTTCGTGTTTAGCTACAGAAGGGTCAGCGTACTGTTCTAGCATCTGTGCTATCATGTAGACACGTTTAAGACCGTCTTCAAAGAATTGACGTTTACGGTTAATCTTAGCCAGCAACGAGTTCATACGCCATTTAATAGAAAGTCCTGAGTTACCGCTTGTACCTGAGTCTTTCAGACCGATAGCAACGGCTGGAATCTCAGTAGCCGATAATAGGAACTCTAAAAGCATTTCTAACTCTTTGAATGCTTGGTCTAATTGTGGGTTTGAGTTTGAAATGTATTGCGGTACAATATCATCTTTACCCATTACCTCAAACACTTTATTCATAGCTACTTGGAAGTAAGTACCGCCTTCACCATCGTCCTGTAATAGTCCAGTAGGAACGGCAATTGGTGGGTCAGCATGTTTGTCTAAGATAGAACCAATTTGAGATAAGCGGTTATTAATCTCGTCAAACAATGATAGATGTTCGGAAATATCGTCTTGACCTTTCCAGTCGATACCGTCATTGTAGTTAGCAATATGAACTACTAAAGGTACAGGAACTCCGGTATTTTCTTCTTCATATCCCTCAGGTAATTCGTTTCCGATTTTGAATAACTCAACGTTACCGAAACGGTCTGTACGGAATACATCTAAATCAAATTGACGGTAAATGATCTTTCCTGCATAGTGACTTTCCACGTACAACGTCCAGTCGTCACTAGTTCCGTCCTGAACTGCCTCAGCAATGTGATAAGCAACGATTTTCGACTTATCGAACGGTGATGTTTGCGGATATACTTTCTTAGGGTCTACAGCTTCAACAATAATACGTTTAGGGTCATATGATTCAGGGAATGCCCCAGCATACTCTTGTCCAAAACGAACCTTATAAAATGAATCTCCCATAACAGAACAAGTCAATGCTTGCTGATAGTTTAAGCGATTCATAGCATTTAACCGAGTGATACGGTCAAGTGTCTCTTGTTCCTTTGATTTATTATCTTTACCACTTGAGATCACTGGAACTTCACCGAATAAAAAGTCACTCGACTTGCGTGTAATTAGTCCTGCAAAATTTGAACCTATATAAAACTCATGCTTTTCTGCTGTACTTCTAAATACGTCAGCGTGGTCACCTTTAGCTAACTTGTCATTTCGGATATATCGAACGATACGGTCTTCATGGTCAGTTAGTGGGAAGTATTCGCCTTTAACAAATAGGTCTTTCAAGTCCATTCCTTTTCCTCCTTAAATTAAAAAAGGGCGGTGAATAATCACCAGCCCTTAGGTTTATTTGTAAACATACGTTTTCTATGATTCCCAGCGACTTCTACACATGATGCAATAGCATCGGGAAGGTCATCGTGTTCATGCTGTGGGAAAAGTTCTAACATTTCGATTAATAATCTATGTTGCCTTTTAAATCTAATCTGCCCAGCTTCTACTAGCGGTTCTAGTGCCTCAATACGAATCTCTTTCTTAGTACGAGGGTTATACTGTTTTAATCGTGTCTTGAAATAGTTCTTCTTTGACAGATTTACACGTAACTGCTGGAACATACTCCATTGTGCTTGTATAGTCTCGACTCCAAAAGTATGATGTTCGTACTCTAGTATTTTCTGTTCACAGATTCTTAACGCCTCGTGCATGTTGACTTTACCAGCCCATGCGTCTATAACATAAAAGATTCCTGTCCGTCTATCCCTACCCAAAGTAACAATAGCGTTGTAATCTCCTTTACCAGTAATAGCGATGTCCCAAAAACCATATAGGTCAAGTGGTATCATTCGACCTTGTTCATCATATAAGTCCTTATCGTCATACCATGTGAAGGCATCTTGTTTAAAGATAGCGTCCTCGTCACTGTATGGGATGTTAAGATACTCTGAGTTGAAAGCCCTTGTACCTACGTTTACTTTCTCCTGTATCAGCTTGTAGTAAGGCATTCTATCGTGCCACAATACTTCTGTTCCTTTATCCATTTCCGATTGGTTAGTGAAGTAGAATTGTTCCGCTTCGTCCTTACGATCTTCATTATCTAAATCACGATAAATACGTTCGTACTCTTCCCAAAGGTCTACACGTTCAGGTGCGTTTACAATTGCTGAGTAACGTTTAGATTTGAAGTCAGCACGATTCATTACATAAGGTAATAGTCCATTAGGGTTAACTAATGTTCCCATGTAAATAAATGCTGTACCGCCTATACAGTTACCTTCCTTGTCATAGCGTGGTGGCTGTCCTAAAGGATTGACAGTTTTTGTATACCACGTTAAGTTCTTCTGTCTAAGTTCAGGTGTATTGGTATTCTTCTCAGATTCAAGGTCGTCTAGAATTATCATGTCAGGACGTGCATTTAAAAATCGCATACCCCTAAGCTGTTTCTGTGTAGAACCTGAGGCAACCATGATATTGTTCTTTGTGACGAATTTCTCAGCATTATCCTTTTTATTCTCACGACTGTTTTCACCCATCAGTTCGCCAAAGTCCTCACGTAACTTCTTATTATCCTTTAACTGGTTATTTACAAAGTCAGTGAACTGTTTCGCACCGTCATGAGTTTCTGATAAGATAACAATGAATTTACGTAAGTTATAAACTATGTTGTACAGTGGATACATATTTGATAGATAAGTTGATTTAGCGTGACCACGAGGAACTGACCATGCAATTCTCTTAGCATGATCTCTCATGTAGTCGTCAAGATAGTCCGTTAACTCTTGGTGAAATTTTGGTGCATCTAAAATACTAATGCCCTCAGGAATTAAGTTATTCTCATTCTCAGGGTTAGCATCGTCAGA